CTTTTAGTCGCGTTTGCTCCTTTAAACAATAAAAGGCAGTTTTTAAATGTTCCTTTGATATTGTAGGCGCTATAAAATTTATTTTGTCGCCAAATAACATTAATTTTTTACATTGTGATTCTGTTGTTTTTTTTATTAAATTAAATCTTCCTTGGTAATGCTTATAACCTGTCTGTTCACCTTCTTCTAATTGAAAGACCCAAGCCTTGCACTTACCTTCCAAAAAGGTGTGAAGCTCATCATAATCTTTAAAGTTGTCTGCATTGCATCTAAATTCATATACGCAACTAACCATAATATAATATGGTAATAGAAAAAAAAAAAATAAAAATTAATATTTAACAGTAAGCAAGTTCTGTTTTTTTAGTCGAATAGCAAGTATTCTGGAATAATCAAAAAAAACAGTTTCTATACCTTATATATATATCGTAAATACCGGAAATCCGGAAACGTTATGAACCTTATTACTTTTACCATTGGAAAAGCTACGGAAAAGTTCGGCAATATTTCCGATGGCGGATAATCTATAAATAATTATCTACGCCGAGGAGTGAGGGGCTCAAGCGTTTTAATTTCATTCAACGCTTGAGCCCTAACGCTACGCATAATTATTCTATAATTATCTCGCTTCTTGAGGGGTCTAAGCGTTTAATTTCAGTTTATTAATCGTCTTTATATGCACATTCTATAGTATATGCTATTTGTATAGGTGTATGTAGTTCACCATCTGGTTGGTACTTTTTAACTTCTTCGCAGGTATTCATACCGAATACAAAAGCGCAAAACATTTGATGGTTCTTAAGTTGTGCGGTTTGATCATCATATACAGCCTTTTTAATATGTTTTGTCAAATCAATTTTAAATGCTTGAGTCAATTTATAATCATTATTAGTAAAGGCAGCACCAATAACACCTGTCGTGTTCGGTATAGCGGAAGGGGATAACTTAAATAATCTTGTAGTATATAGAACAATATCATCTAAATTAACCCTATTTTTAATATCTTGTATATAGCCGGTCGGGGCTTGTGATGTGCTTCCATATTGGAAGAATTTGGTCATATCTGGCGCAGTAGCACTAACAGTGTTTTTCATTCTGAATATAAACATTTTAACATATTGAGGTTGAGAATTATCACCGGCGCCCCCAATATCAGCGTTAAAATTCATAAAACCACTAAACACAAATCGTGTTGGTGTTATTCTATTACCTATACGGTCTCCTTGTCCGGTGCCTTGTTGTATTGTATTGAATACAGTAGTCAAATCAATATATGATGATGCAGTAGGGGTACTAGTACCACCATAGGCAAGAAGTGGCAAGCCTTGCAAATTCTGCAATGGTTGTGCGTGCTTTGTCTCTTCTGCGCGTTTCATTACGCTTAATACTTTTTTAGCAAATATTTTATTATTTACTTTGGCAATAGCCTTTTTATACATTTTTTTTTTGGTCGTTGGCTTTCTTGCGACTTTACGTCGTCCTTGGGCGTATCCTCTGGAAACTCTGGGCATTCTATATAATCTATTTCTATATTATTTTCTTTAAAGGGTATTAATTCATATTTATCATTAATAGTCCATACATTCCACCTGTCAGCACTTAAGGAGTCCATAGGTGGGATTTCGTTCATAAATACCCATATATTGGGGCTCTCCATATACCAAATTTTAAAGTGATTACGGATATCAATTAATCTGCCCGATGACTTAATTTCTTCAATAGCACTTATAATGCCATTTAATGAATCTTTAGTTTGTGCCCTTGGAAAATCAAAAAATAAATGTCCGATGTCTCGTATTTCATTATCTTTACAATAACAGCATAAAAGTTGTATAACATCCTTAAAGTCGTTTAATGTTGGACATCTAAACCCTTTTTTGCGTATTTCCATAAATTGGCTTATAATGCTCTTTCCTGTATTGCCTTTCGGGCAGTATACACAATTTATTTCTCTAAAATTACATTTGTAATCATGAATAGTTTTTTGAAACGGTCTTAACTTTTCATAAGTTATGTCTTTTAAATGTTTAGGTATAAACACATTTTTGCGTTCTTCGTAGTCCTTATCACTTTCTGGCGCTTTTAGTCGCGTTTGCTCCTTTAAACAATAAAAGGCAGTTTTTAAATGTTCCTTTGATATTGTAGGCGCTATAAAATTTATTTTGTCGCCAAATAACATTAATTTTTTACATTGTGATTCTG